CAGTGGCGATCTCCGACGGACTCATCAGGCGTCCCACTGCACGTTGAGCCGTCGCAGGACGGTCCAGAGCGGGTTGGCAATGCTGACATCGTGACTCCCCGCGAAGCCCAGCAGGCAGGGATGGCCGTTCTCACTGCGCAGCACGCTCCCACTGTCGCCTGGCTGGAGCATGGGTGAGGTCAGCACCTGCTCGGTGAAGGTCACGACACCAAGACTGCCCATGTCCACGTCGACCGTGGCCCCACGCGCGTAGACCTCGCCCTCCATCTCTCCCGAGGTGCGTCCACGCCCGTTGAGCGACCAGCCAGTCCGTGCGGTGGTTGGGTGCATGTAGTCAGGCTCTGGGTCAGGCTCACTCTCCAAGTACACCAGAGCCGCGTCTACGAGCATCTCCTGGAACGGGACGATGGGCTCGTAGCGCGACAAGTAGCCGATGCGCTCTCCCTCACCATCCGCAGGGCCAGGAGAGACGATCTCACCCAACGGGGCTGCGTTGCCACCAGCAGCCACATGCTGGTTGGTCAGGGCATACAGAGTCCCGTCGTCCTCGTCGGTCACGAAGCCACCGAGCGTGCCTGTGGCGGACTCGTCCCCGATGGAGTCACCGGGCTTCAGCAGGGCCTTGGGACGCCCTACCTCCCACACCTGCGTGGGCACACCGTCGATCTCGTTGATGTAGGCCAGGTCGTCGGTGTCGGCGTCCTTGTCCACGAGGATGTAGACCACGCCATCCCCGCCTGCGAGACCGACGATGTGCTCGCTGGTCCTCAGGAGGTACTTGCCCGTGCGTGCTGCTCGCTCCTCTGCTTCCCCCATGATCTATCCCTCTCCATCGCGCATGTTGCCGGTGGTATGCAGTAGCGCCGCCGTGGCCCTCGTGTGCGCTGGGAGACCCAGGCACCGCACCACTCACAGCGCGCCCGTTTGACTCGCCGCTTCCTCACACGCTCTGCTCCTCCACTGCCTGGCGCATCTGCTCGCGCACCTGCCGAAGTTGCTCGATGTAGTCCGACTGGCTGCCGCCGATGAAGATGGCGGTCTGGTTCACGTCCCCGCCGCGTGCATCCTGTTGGGTGTCCAGGCCGAGGTACTGGGCGCGACGCTCCATGATCTTCAGGATCCGATCGATGGCACGAAGATCGCCCTCCTTGGCCCGACGCCATGCCACGGTCTGGAGAGCATCCAGGCGAGCCAACTCCATCGAGACGACCTTCTCCACGTCCTGGGTGGTGTACTTGCCCTCCAGGACGCGAGCCACTGCGCTCTCAGCGCCCTTGGCGTTGCGGTATCCCAACTTGACCGCAATCTCGTCGTAGGGCACTCCCGCCTTGCGCAACTCGAACGCCATGGCCGCCCGCTGATTGGGCGTTGCCTTCTTCGGATCCTCTGGGATCTGGAAGGGATCCTCTGGATGGAGTTCAGTCGTCTCGATCTCGGTCATGTCCCTGTGTCCAGGCGTCGTCTTCGGTGACTCAAGTGGCTACACCCCACACACTACAAGATGAGATCAATCAGGTCGCTCACCCCAGAGCCTTCGGCCCTCCTCCGTATCGAAGATGTGCCACAAGGCAGCAGTAACCAGTCCGTGTGGCGGGACATTGACTTCATCAGAGCGAATGGCCTTCTCCCCGATCTCAGCCAGTCGGTCAATCCACTGCTCCTGGGCTGTCATGTCAGGGTCATCGTCAGGATCAGGAACAAGACGAACCATCCTGATCTGTGAGGCGTTCGTGATCACTGTGCCATTGCTGGTTGCAAGATGGACGCTGTTATTGCCCTTCACGAAGTCATGAAGCGACTGGACAGCAGACTCCCAACCATCGATGTCGTGCTTGTTCGATCTGATGACCCTGCCATCGACCAACTCCATCTGGATCTGTGCTCGCATGTCGTCTCCTCACACAAGAAGACGGCACCCCTCTGGCGAGAGATGCCGTCCTCGGCGGATCGTATGTGTCCCTATTGTACCCCACGATGCTCTTGCAACTCACGCTGACGCTGAGGATCTCGTGGCTGCCAACTCCTCGGGCTCTCCCATCGCCCACCCACATGGTTGAGCATCTCCCTCACAGAGTCCTTGGTGAGTCGACCCGACAGCGCGTGACGTGACTCCTGGAGACCGCGATCCAGAGGAGAGGTCTCAGCCCGCTTCATGCGATCGCGGACTTCGCGCGGGACTCTTCCTCTCCCCAGCCTCCTGGGCGACTTCTTGGTGAGATCCAGCGGCATGGCTACTCCAGTCCCCTAAACGCGCGAAGCCCCGCCACCTATATGGGAGAAGGGTGACGGGGCCTTGAGGTCTGGGAACCTCATCGCGCTGCATAACTCAACATACACGGGCTGGTGGTACGTGTAAACCCGACATCTGTTCGATCTATCCCTAGATATTGACCAGTCGTCCATGTCTACTCACCGACCATCATCCTTCGCTCACTTGGCGTAGTCCCACCCCATATCCCATGACGCTCATCGAACTCCAAGGCATGGTCCAGACACTGCTGCTTGACTGGACACTGCGCACAGATGGCCTTTGCCTCACGAACTTCAGTGACCGTCAGCGTGGGCCTATGACGCTTGAGCCCTTCTCGCTCTTCATGACCAAAGAAGACCTCTTTGGGGTGATCAGCACACGCAGCATCGTCATGCCATGAAGGCTCTTCAGCCCATTGAAGGAACTCGGCCAGCGAGGCGACCTGCTCGGGCTTGTACTCCGCGACCATAAAGCGCGATGCAGGCCGCGTCGATGAGGTCGATGTCTCCGTCGCAGGACTCGGCAAGCCGTGGGTATTCCCGCTCAAGCCACTCACGGCACTCATCCTTGCTTGCGTTCCCAGACCCAACGGTCTCCTTCTTCCATGCCGTGTTGGAGATGGAGTACACGCTTGTGATTCCAGACTCTACCGCAGAGGCAAGGACGACCCCGTGAACCTGGGCTTGGAGGATGCCGCCACGGCGGTTGCGACCGATGACAGGCTCCTCGACATAGACCACTGGGTCTTGGTACTGATCACGAATCATGCCGAAGAAGTTGGTCATATGCCACCACATCTCGTGGCACGCCTTCGGCCTACTCATGTCTTGCGGAACTTGGTGCGTCGCAAGGAAGTTGTTGGATGGCGAGTTCACCACGCTGGCGACCTTGCGGGATGCAGGATCAACGCCAACGACTACCCCAAGCCCCATACAACCTCCTGCCAGTCACCGAGCATCAGTGAGGCAAGGCTACACGACCCAGCAAGACCTCCTCACCGTGTTCTGCGCAACTTGAGCGCTCTGTAGTGCTGAGGCGTGACCATGACATCTGCATCGTTGCCTGCTGTGGTTCTCCGCTTCTTCCCACTGCGCAGCAGATGACCGTCGCGCTTCAGCATAGAGACCGCCGAAGAATAGGTCTGATGCGCCCAGGCAAAGTGAAGCCCGACCTCTTCTGCTGTTGCTCCGTAGTGACCGCGCGAGTCGATGAAGTCCCAGACCTTGCGCCTGCGCGTGCCGACCTTGGGCAAGGCGTCTCGCATCATCTGGTGGCTGGTCGACGGCAAGCCCTTCCCGACGTAGTAGTCGTCAACGTCGACTCGCTTGGGGCGACGGATCTTCCTCACCATGCGAAGAGCGCCTCTTGCTCATGTGGGACGCGAACTTCTTCTCGGGACCTTACCGTCGGGTTGCGTCTACAAGCAGAGAGGGCTCTCAGCAGTGCGTGCTGGTCCCACCCATTTGTTGTGATCTGTCCACTCCAGACCGTCGAGTAGCCCTTCTTCTGCTTGCTCATGATCCTCTTACGGGCATCGTGGGTCGACACTGATTGAGCCTGACCTCTGGACCCAATGCGACCCCAGACGACCATGGCCCGATAGTCACGTTGATGGATGAAGACGGCGTAGAACTTACTACTACTTCCGAATCTGCTCTCCATGTAGACGGCATAAGTGTCGAACGCCATCATCCACTCCAATCGAGACCAGCCTCTTGAGCCTCCATGTCGAACTCCAAGCGCGCTTGAGTCAGACGACGAGAGCCCAACTCCTGAGCGCGCTTGGCGACCTCGATGAAGTCGCGCAACTCACCAGTGCGGAAGCGATAGTACTGAGAGCCCTTGAACACTCCACCTTCTCGCTCAGCCTGGTGGATCAGGGCATGGACCTCCATGGCTCTGGAGTAGTAGGCGTTGGCGATCTCCATCAGGGTCAGGTCCCCTGCCTCAACTGGCGGTGGCGTGCGCCCAAGGAGCACATCCCAGTACCCCTCGATCTCGTCCTTGAGGTCCTCCACATCCGGCAGGCCCATGCCGACCTGGATGTCGCGGATGCTCTTGGCCGCAGGGAGCGGATGACTGGGGATCTGCTGTGGTCTACGGATCTGCCTGGCCATGGCTCACCTCATCCCGAGTTCGGCTTGGCGCTCTCGGACCAACTCCTCGGTGTACTCCTCCTGGTACAGCCGCTCGTAGACATCCGGGTACATCTCACCCAGCCGAGACAAGGCTCGCTGCCGCGCCTTGTGGTAGCGACGACGGTGTGGGTCCTGTGAGCGCCCACTCACCCGGCGACTGCGCTCCCTGGAGTTGCGACAGTCCTTGCAGCGCGTCTCCAGGGGCTGCTCCTTGCCCCGGCTGTGGAAGTAGTCCCTGGTCCATGGGAACTCACGACGACACCCAGAGCACTCGCGCCAGAGCACACCGTTCACTTCGTGACGCTCCGGCGGTTTCAGCGGAACAGTCCGACGCTTACGGGAGGCCATGGCTCTCCACCATGAGTCGGTTGCGAGTCTCCATGAGGATGACACCGAGCCAGTTCAGCCCGTCGCCCTCGTACACGCCCCAGAAGCGGTCTTCCCATGTGTTGCCCTCGACCAAGAGCGCAGGAGCAGTCTCCAGCAGTTGTTGGCCAAGTTCGGGGTTGCCGAAGAACTTCTGCTGCACGAGATCACGCATGATGTCGATCTTGACCTCCTCCCAGTCAGGACGAAGCCGAACGCCTCTCCCCGTCATCTTGGCCTCCCCAGGACTGGACGCCTGGCAGATCTCACGGATGTACTTCGGAGAGGTCGACTTGGCTGCCTGGAAGGCGTGCTCGACAGTGGCGCACTCCTGTCTACGAGACAGGTTGGTCTTGAACAGATGGCGATCATCCAGCACAACTGGGCTGGGGTGGAAGTTCGACAGGAAGTCGTACTCGGTCCCATCGAAGAAGTCGATCACTGGCAGATCCTGGCTCAGTCTCATCATCGCTTCTTCCTGATCTTCCGCTGCTCTCGTGGCCAGTCGTAGGTCGACAGGCAGGCATGGGCGAAGGGGCACGTCTTGAACGGACCCTGCCGCTTCTTGCACTCGTCGAGCACAGGCGGCAACTCCTCGTTCAGCACGTACCCCTGCAAGTCGTGGATCTCGGCCTCGACCTCCTTCATCAACTTCGGGTCTGGCCTGACCACGAACTCCTTCCACTCCTGTGTGTCCTTGTTCTCATAGCACAGACTCCACACATCGATATCGGGCCTGGCAACGAAGTAGGCGTGGATCTGAAGCAGGTGAGCGATGTCCGGCCCCTGGTCAAGGACGAATCGGTACTTGTGGGAGTTGGCACCCTTGAGTTCCCAGCCGAACTTCGCGTCCCGGATCATGCCAAGCCGGTCGGCCAACTCAGGCGGGATGGTCCCGATCCCGTCGATGGTCCCGGTCAGCCAGAGTTGGTCGTACTTCTGGAAGACCTCAACGTCATCGAGGATGCCCGCTTCCAGGAGCCACATCTGCCAGCGCATGTGCCGGAAGGTCCCGTCATGGAAGATGGCGTGTAGGTCTGCGTTCAGCGGGCTGACTGGCTTCACGTCAGTGAACCAGAACACCTGCTGCCTGCGACACGCTCCTCTGGATGACGCGGAGAACGTCATCGTCCGATCTCGTTGTGGCGTGCCCAACTCGGCCTGGAGCACCCGGTCTATGGTCTCCTGGCTCGGCTCGATGTTGCCGTTGCGCGACAGCCACTCGTCAAGGCGAGGTGTGACGAGCAGATCGGAGTCGCTCGCTGACCTCGCCTGGCTGAGGATCCTCTTGAGGCTCACTCGAATCGCTCCAGATACTCGGGGTCGTAGTCAGACCAGTCATCGATCACTGGGTCCATCCACTGTCGACACTTGATACAAACCCAGTTGGGAGAGACGAGGCTCTTGTCGAAGGGCTCTAGCGCGATGATGTCTCTCTCGAAGTGCAGGCACTTCGACCAGTGACGCCACACCGCGTCCTGGCTGACCTCAATCATCCGGGCTTCCAGGGCACGGCGTCCCCTTGGCCACAGACCAGTGCTGTAGACAAACCGAACACCCAGGACCGTTGATGGCATCTGGCTGCCCCAGTTGCATGGACTGACCTGACTCCTCACTCTGCCTGATCTGGTGTTCGGTGAGGAACCACGTCCCGGTCAAGATCCACTGGTGGTCCCGTACTTCTCCAGGAGGTACTGATCCTGCCCCGAGTAGATCGGTCGGTCGATCAGACGATCCCATGTCACGCTCCCATCGATCAGCATCCCACCCTCGTATGCCAAGGACCCTACCGAGGCCCTGTGACACTCAGAGCAGAGATGAATGAGGTGGTAGGTCTCACCAACGCGGTCAAGGTTGCGTCCTCCCCTGCCCTTGGTGAGGAGGTGGTGGATCTCAGTCGCAGGAGCAGCACATCGCTGCCACTGAAGACGCACCTTGATCTCGGCCTCGCACCTACCACCAGACCGCTGTTGGATCTTCCTCCGAAGTTCCGGTGTCATGATCTCCCTTCGCTGAGCGAAGGCCGTACTTGCCAAGACACTCCCAGCCACAGAAGTGCCACGGTCCTGGGTCCTGATCGAGCGTGAACAAGTTGCTCATGCGCTCGACCTCCAGCCAATCAACGCCAAGGCTGGTCTGCTCGACCTCCCTGACCTGACGACCACAGTGATCGCACTGAACAAGACTATTCATGGCTTCTCAACCTTTGGCGGATCAGATCGCAGTAGTTAGAGTCTATTTCTACTCCTACTGCTTTCCTTCCTTCTAACAGAGCAGCAACCAAAGTTGATCCGCTACCCGCGAATGGGTCGAACACCACTTCATCGAACTGTGATGATGCTTCGATCATCACGCGCATGAGATTGACAGGCTTCTCATTCGGGTGACTGAACGAACCACGACCATTGTTCTGCTTAGGAACTCGCAAGACAGAAGAACGACGCAGCCTAACAGCGCCTGCTCCGACGTTGGCATGTGACTTGTAAGGCGAGTACATGCCAAAGGTGATCGTCTCGTGACCAGGCGACCAAGGGTAGTCAGCCCTTCCACCCGCGCTGAGCCTTTCCTTGTCCCAAACCAACTGAACAGTTGGGCACACTGTCAGTTCGCTGACTACATCAGGACCGAACACGTAGAAGTGGCGATTGATCTTTAGAGACCGAAGACTATGCTTGATGGCGTCCTGAACCCACTCATTGTCTTCATCTCCAGCAATAGGTGCGTGGCGACCGCGACTCTTGTGCCCAATGCCATAAGGAGGATCAGTCAAGAGCAAATCGAACGCACCCCGAGAGACGGGTAACTCTCGGCAATCTCCTTGGTACAAGGTGACTGATTCGCTCTCGTAGACGACTCTTGTGCCAGACACAGATCGCTTCTTGATACGCCTTGTCATGTCTTGTTGACCCCCAAGGAGCGTAGGGCTCCGCCGTCCTGCAACTTCTCCAGCACGCCCTTGAGCGTGCCATCTCGGTGCCAGTCCTTGCCGCCATTCACAGCACGGGCGTCGCAGCGGTTGATGAGGTCCTCCATGGACTCGAACGGAGCCTTGGAGGAGATCTCGCGCGCTGCCTTCTCGCCTACGCCCTTGATGGACAGCAGCCCCTTGCGCACTGCCTGCTTCTCACGGTCCAGAGTCCATGAGAACCCAGAGACGTTCACGTCGGGCCGCAGCATCCTGATGCCCATCTCCCTGACAGCAGCGACGTAGTGCTTCTCCTTCTGCGTCCCTGCCCAGACCTCCAGCAGGGCCGCTGCGTACTCAAGCGGGTAGTGGGTCTTGAGGTAGGCCATGCGATAGGCCGTCAGCCCGTAGCCCGTGGCATGGGCTCGGTTGAACCCATACTCAGCGAAACCCTCGATGGCCTGCCAGGCGAACTGGATGTCACTGTCTGACCACCCAGCATCCTTGGCAAGGTCGAGGAACTGACGCTCGTAGCGATGGATCACCTCACCTGCGTCACCGATGTTCTTGTTGCTGGCCTTGACTGCCTTGAGAAAGTCAGTCAACTCCTCGGGCGAGAATCCCAAGTCGCGCAGGATCGACACCACCTGCTCCTGGAACACCGGCAGACCATGGGTCTCGGAGAGGTTCCGCTCCAGGATCTGATGCCGCTGAGGAGGGGCCTCCCATTTAGCACGACGGTTGATGTAGGAGTCCTTTACGCCCGTGCTCATCGTGGCGGGCCGGTACAGCGCGAGCGCGACAACGATGTCCTCGATGGACTTCACCTTCATCTCGCGACAGCCCTTCTGCATGGCATGTCCCTCCAACTGGAACAGGCCAACCGTGTCACCACGACGCAATGCCTTGAAGGTCTCCTTGTCCTTCGATGGGATCCAGTCAAGAGGCTCGTGAACAGATCCACCGATCAACTCAATCACTCGCCGCATGAGCGTGAGCGTCTTGAGACCCAGTACGTCCAACTTCACGAGCCCGAGGTCCTCGACATCATCCATCTCATACTGCGTGACCGTGGTCTCAGATGACGGGATGAGCATCGTGGGGACAAGACGACTGAACTCCTCTGCTGTGGAGGTCACAACAAGACCGGCAGCGTGCGTCCCTGTCGACTTCTTCACCTCTCGACTCGACAAGGCAAGGAGTTGACCTCTTGTGTCCTCGTCGAGGTCGTAGATGCTCTCGATGTGGTCGACATCGAGACCCTGCTTCCGCATCTTGGTGATGAACGACACCAGCAGCGACCCTCGACCCACCTGCGTCCCAGTGTGGGTGATGGAGTACGTGGCGTAGGTGCCGATCTGGCAGACGTTGAACCGACTCCGCAGCCATTCGATCAGGTCGTCTCGGCGCGTGTCCTCCACATCGAGATCGATGTCAGGTGGCTTGGTCCGGTCCTTGGATAGGAACCGCTCATAGCGCAGGTTCCACTTGAGCGGATCCAACTGCGTGATGCCGAGCAGGTAGCAGATCAGCGACCCGCTGGCGCTCCCGCGAGTCTGGAAGAAGACACCATGGTCGTTGCACCAGTCGCAGACCTCTTTGACCAGCAGGAGGTATGAGGCCATTCGAGTGACCTCAACAACATCCAACTCCTCATCTAGCCGTGACTCGTACTTGTCAGAGTCAAGGCCAAGCCCTGACAAGCGCTGAGCGCAGTAGTCAGCCAGTTCATCCTCAGCGTCTCCAGCCGTCACTGCCGGGACGTTGTAGTGATAATGCTCCAACTCCGGGATCTGGAGGGTGTGCTTGGACAACAGATCGGTCAGACCCTCGATGCCCTTGCGCCAGATCAACTCCGGGTAGTGAGACCGTATCCAGTCCTCATCTGCCAGATGGAAGGAGTCCCCTGGGAACACCGCATCATCGAGGTCATCCCCGTAGGCCACGAGTTGCTTCAGTGTCTCGTGGTAGGGCTTCTCATCCTCGTGGCAGTAGTGCGCGTCCTGGGTGATGACACACGGAAGCCCTGTCTCATCCGCCAACTTCGCCATGTAGGCCACGAGGGCATCGTCATGAAGACCATCGTGCTCAATCGAGTGATGCTGGAGTTCGACATAGAGGTGCGGGAACCACTTGGCGAGGCTCTGGACGTACCACTTGGCTTGGTCGTAGTTCCCTGATGCCATCGCCTGCTGGACGATCCCGAAGAAGCAGCCAGTCGTTGCCGCGATGCCGTCAGTCCAACCGCGCTCAGCCCACTCAGCGAAGTCTGAGAACTCAACATGCGGCTTGTGATAGAAGCGCTCGCGCGTGAACGACTTGCTGCTCAGACGTACAAGTGCCTGGTATCCCTCGGTGGTGAAGGGCACCAGGCACATATGGAACCTCGGGATCTTCTCTCCTTGCGGTCGCTTCGCCTTCAACTGATCCATGCTCGGCGTGACATACGCCTCGACCCCAGGAAAGGGAGCGATCCCTGCCTTCCTTGCTGCTTTGTAGAGTTGGACTGCTCCACCCATGTTCCCATGATCAGTCAGGGCAAGCGCAGGCTGACCATGCTCTACAGCAGTCTTGACCATCTGGCTCACTGGTGAGAGCGCATCGTTGACCGAGTAATGGCTGTGCGCATGGAGATGCCAGAACTTCCCCGGTTGTGATCGACGCCTCACCTTGATGGATCGCCCGCGAGACTCAGGCCGCTTGATCCTCCTCATTGAACTCTCCGCTGTTGATCCGGTGCCTCATGGTGTTCGCTGCGCCTACCAGAACGAAGTAGCCCAAGACGCTCAGCACACCCATGACGAACAGCAACCATACAAAGAGCCTCGATTCGACCCACCCCATGCCGACCAGAGAGAGCGAGATCAAGGCAACGACCAAGAAGACATTGGAGTACCAGAGCCAGCCCTTCCTCAACTCCTCCGCTTCACTGGTCGTCATCGATACTCCGACGGAAGTACTCGTCGATCAACTCCTCATTCGTCTTCGTCGTGTTGATCTCGTAGCCCTGATTGACAAGGAAGGTCAAGAACGAGATGAGGATCCTTCGCTGCACGTCGCCTCCATTCGTCAGCAGCAAAGGCGGGGGCCGGTTACCCGACCCCCGCCAGACGAGCCTCAGTCCGAGGCGGCGTCGAAGATGGCATCGACCATCTGCTGCTTGTTCCAGTTGGTCTTGAGCGTCACCCCGATCTCATCAGCCAGTGCCTTGAGTTCAGAGCGGCTCATCTTCAGCGCCTCTTCCTCGGTCAGGTACTCGTCGTCAGACTCACCCTCTTCGGCAGTGCCCGACGACTCAGAAGGGAGGGAGTCGTCCTCAGTGTCGAGGTCATCGTCATCGTCCTCTTGGACTGACGACGTGCTCCCACCATCCAGGGTCTTGCCAGATGACTTGGGCTTGTCGTCATCGTCATCCAGACCGAAGGCATCCTGGAACTGCTGGAGCAAGACCTCCTCGTGGTCGATGCTCTCGTAGCGAGAGAGATCCATGTCCTGCGGTGCTTCCGGGGTCACGTCATACGACGTGTCCAGGCCCTTGCCCATGCGGTGAAGGGTGTAGTCGCGATCAGTGATGGTGTTGCCGTAGCGCTCGTACCGCGCAACGAGTCGGTTGGCGAGATCGAGCGGCAACTTCAGCGGCACGACCTGGCCCTGATCGGTGTCCAGAGCCGAGGCGAGGAACCGACGGCTCGCCCGCTGCGTCTTATCACTGTCGGAGTTGCAACCAGGGCAGTCATCCCCAATGCAGGGGAAGAAGTTGACCTCCGGGCTGTAGTGCTCACGGTACGAGTACCAGTCCTCTGGCTCCTCAACGAAGCGAACGGTGAGGTCCTCACCCTGCTTCAGGTTGCGGATCCACGTCCGGTTGCCAGACGACTTCTCCATCTCCTTCTTGAGTCGGTCTACCGAACCGGACTTGCCTCCCTTGATGCTGAGGCCCATCTACTCCTCCTTGCTCAGATGCCGTTGGATGCGCGTAGCGCGGTCAAGGCTGATGAGGAGATCCATGCGCCCCCTCTTCCAACCGGACCTGAATCCGGCAAGGAACAGGGCGATGCTGGCTCCCACGACGAGTACGAGTACCTGATCCTCCTTCCTACTCTGACTGCTGCTCGATGCGCTCATCGAGACCGTCCTCCACGAACTGAGCGACTCGGCGCACCGCATCACCAGTGGACTCTCCCTCGCGAACCTGGGAGGTGGTGCCGAACTTGATCCACGCCTTCTGCCCAGGCTGAGGCTGGATCTCCAGGGTGATGCCGTACTCGATGAAGTCCCCTGGCTCGACCGCCTCGGGTCTGTCAGCGGCCTTCTTCATGGGGACACGCTTCTTGATGGACTTCTCAGCCATCCGATTCGTACTCCTCTCGTGTCATCACGCGATGTCGCTTCGCGAGGTGATCCTGCAACTCTTGGACATCGTCTGGTGTGTAGAGACGGACCACCGTCTTGCCAAACGGCGCGACGTATGACGGTGCCTTGAGATCCGGGTCCTTCGCGAACTTCCTGATCGTGTTGGGGCTCAGGCCAAGTAGATCGGCCACCTCCTGCGTGGTCTTGTAGTCCTTGCCGAGCGACCGGACGTACTCGATCACAGGAGAGGTGCGACCCTTCTTCCCACGACGCTCCTGGGTCACCTTCTTCCTCCTCTGACGCGGCTTCTTGTTGGGACGTACACCCCTCAGATCACCGTAGATGGCGTCTACGGCTGCCTTGAGTTCGCGGTCGCTCGGGTCTATCACGAAGACGCAGCCACTCTGACGAGACTCATGGTCATCGAGACCTCTGGCGTCGCCATATCAGCCACAAAGAACACGACCGCGACCCACATGACGGCACGCCAAGGAGCGCGCTTCACTTCGTCACGATCTGGCTGACGCATTACTCGCCCTTGCGCTTCTGGGCCTTGTTGAACCGAACGTCCACGTACTCAGTCACACTCTCATCAGTGCATTGGGCGACGATGTTGGGATCCAACTCACCCAACTGGACCGCCGCCTCGACCTTCGCCATGTCCAGTTGCGGACTGGTCAACTTGTCGAACTGCTTTGCTCCGATGGCCTTCTTCAGCCGCTCGGGGTCGATCTTGGAGTTGTCTCGCTCACGGATACTGGCCACTGCATCGTGGTCCTCAGTCCAAGGCACACGATGCTTGCTCTTGCCAGCGTCCTTCAGTCCGTTCAGCAGCGCGCTAGAGGTCTCCTGACGCTCTTCCTTCAGGGCGTCGGACTGCGTCTTGATGCGCGCCATCGACGAGACCAGTTCATCCAACATCTCGCTCGTCTCTGGTGCAGCCTTCTTCAGTCTCCGTGCCATATCGCTTCTCCCTTCGACATGCAAATGCCCGGCTCGCTGAGAGGCGAACCGGGCGACATACGTATCCCTGCTTCATTCCAGTGAGTATACCAGACCCCGCATACGTCATCAAGTATGCAGAGACGCCTCCTCAATGACCTCACGCCGACGTTGCGGGTCGAGGTCTGCAATGTCCTTTCCCTCCGACGAGGGCCACTCAGCGACACGGATCATCGCTGCGCCAAGATCGGCAGGACGACGACCCTTGTTGGGCTCGCCATGGAGGATGCGGTGAACGGCCTTCTGTCCAGGAGGATCCTGATCAAAGGCGATGGTGATCGTGACAGGATCCAAGATCCGCAGCAGTCGTTGCTGGACCGCGCTGAGTCGGTCAGAGTACGCAGCGAGTGCTGGGATGCCCTCCTGCCAAAGCAGTGTGGCGTCCACAGCGCCCTCTGTGATCACGACATGGCTGCACCCTTCCCTGACCCGATCGTAGGCGTAGAGACAGGCGCTCACGTCCGTATGAGCCGGGTAGTGGTACTTGGGTGTCGCGTTGTCCAGCCGACGCCGCGTCACGTCGTACAAGTCACCTGAAGGCGCTCGAAGCGGGATCGTGACTGCCTCGACGGGAGGATCATCCCATCGAGGCTGGAACGTCGGGTCATAGCCCAGTTGGAACTCACTGATCGTGTCCTCAGTGAACCCACGCCCAAGCCAGTAAGGGTGTGGCGCTCCAAGGAACTGATCCAACCATCGCTCAGGCTTGGTCTGAGGCTGACGATCGAGACGATCGACTTCCTTGAGCAGCGACTCGATCAGATCATCAGTGCTCTCATCTTCGACCTGCACGCCCTCAAGGAGATCCAGAGCACGCCCTCCCGATCCACAGGAGTAGCAGATCCACAGTCCCTTTCGGACGTTGATGGCAGCCGAGGGGTTGCGGTCCTCGTGATCGGGATCCGGGCAACGAACAAGGAACTCATCACCGATCTGTTGAGCAACCTCGAACCGCTCCCGGATCGCATCAGCCAATCGCATCAGATCAAGGACAACTGCTTCTCGTCCTGCTCGTAGACCTCCTGAAGCCGTCCCGCAGTGGTGACCATCGCGCACGACATGCAGAAGACGCTGGTCCGGTCGACCTCCACCACCGGCTCGTCAGGGGTCAGGCTCTTCCCGCAAGCACCGTTGCAGCGCATGAGATTCTCCCTCCTCACTCTGGATCTTCTTCCATCGCCGCCTCTGCCTGAAGCGACATGGCCTCTTCGTAGGACACCTCGTTGAAGCGTCCCTCGTCCGGGTCGAAGTCAGCATAGAACACGATGTCATCAGTCCCCGATCGGTTCTTCGCCAGAAGCAGTTGGCGAGCCTTGTTCGAGAACTTGCGCATCGTCACAACCACATCAGCGTCCTGGCCGATGGAGTCACTCTGAGCCAACTTGTCGACGCCTGGGGGCTTCTTGCCTCCCTCTCCCAGGCGATTGATCTGTGCTGCTGCGACGATCGGCGTGTGATGAGTCAGCGCCACCTCCTTGCACTCGGCACTCAACTTGGCCACGCCCTGCCACTCGTCGCTCTCCTTCTGCATCAGCGTGATGTAGTCCACGAACACGATGTCAGGCTCAAGTCGCTCGATGATCGAGGAGAGCGTGTAAGGGTTCACGCGACCACGCGATGGGTCCAGAACGTAGAACTCGCCGTCCACCCGCTTGGGCAGATCGGCGAGGAATCCTCGGTAGTAGTTGAGATCCAGGTTGACACCGCTCATCAGTTCTCTGTTCTTGAGCGAGTACCCGAACCTGTTTGCCAGCATCGTATGAAGTCGGAAGGTGATCTGGGCCTTGGTCTGCTCCAGGGAGACGAAGACTGCCCGTTTCCCGCTGACCACTGCCTCAGTGGCCATCTTCGTGAGCATCCACGTCTTGCCCACGCCCAGCCGGGCTGCGGTGATCCACAGATCCCCTGGTTGAACTCCTCCAGTGCGGTCGTTGACGGTGGCAAAGCCAGTGTCTACTCCGGCCAAGCCATTGCTGTTGGCTGCCTCAACCCTTCGAGCCGCTTCCTGGAACACCTCGCTCGTGTCAGACAGGACGTTGGTGTTGCGAGCCGACTCCGGGTCCTGGACGCCGTGGATGGTGGACTTCATCTTGGCCAGGGCGTCCTCCGGCCTGTTGGCCGCCAGGAGGTTCGTTGCATCCTTCACTGACTGTGCCAAGCAGTGTCGAAGGTGGTTGTTGGACACAGCCTCTGCTGCGTACTCCACGTCAGTGGTCTTCAGCAAGGGGAAGTCAGGGAACTGAGACCTGAAGGATGGCTTGTCTGGAGTCTTGCCATGCTTGGTGTGGAACTCTTGTATCCATTCCCACACCTGTCGATGAGCATGGAACTGCTCACCATCGAGTCCGTAGTCTCCAGGAGTCGATAGATCCCCTGTTTGAAGCACAGAGGAGATCAACAGCACCTCTGGGTGTGCCCGCTCGTTCATTGGCGTCTCCCCTCGCCTCGATGCAGCGCGGCCACTAGGTCTACCACAGCCCCTGGCCTCGACGCCAGACTCTCTCTGGCTAGAGACTCTCCGAATGACTCGCTTACCTTCTCTGGACATACAGAGTCCTTACATCCACGATCCTGGTACATAGATGTTCATGTAACTGCATTAGTCATGAAGAGGTAGTTGATCTCTCTTCATGTATCTCTAATAGATCTATACATGAATAAGGACCATGGTCTTGTATAACCATGGTCCTCTACCTCTCTACTACCTCTCCTGGCCTACGGAGTAGGGGATGCCTATGTAGGCGTCCCTAGGGACCGCTGCGCGCGCACGCGCGCGCGAGGGCCTCATGCTCGATCCTGAGGACTTGTGAGCATGGGCATAGGTCGGTCAAGGAGTGGGTAGTATAGCGCGCGAGGGTGGTCGACGCAAGTCGATGAGCGATGTAGACTCCACGATGGCGGCCGAAGACCATCGAGGAGCCTAGAGTGAGCGTCTACACAGAGCCTGTCTGGGAGGAACCGCCCATGCACGCGCGCCAACGCGGCTACGAGGACGTGCTGAGGCCGCTCATGGACAAGCCTGAGCATTGGGCGCGCATCGGGGAGTACGCCTCGTCTGACAGCGCCTACCAAGCCGCTCGCAACCTTCGTCAGCGCAAGTACCGCGTTCCTGCTCCCGATCACGAGTGGGAGTTTGTCCACTTTGGGCAGTTCGTCTGGGCTTGCTACTACGGCGAGGTTGACAGGGACTGAATGTGTGGTATAATGGGGGTAAGTGAAGGCGAGAAGCCCTCACAACACCAGATTTCTCAACTTTCTTTCGGGCAAATCTGGACATACCACCACACCAGACTTGACAAACCCTCATGTGTGTGGTATAATATAGGTTAGAAAGATGGAGATAGGAAAGGTTCTCCATCCCCTCCCGCTCCGGTAAATCGAGTCACTGCCCCACCCGGTAGCACTCGGCAAGATCTGGAGCCAGTGGCGAGATCGAGCACCACTCAAGATCTCTACCCTGAGAGGGCGTCAGAGACTCACCCGCTCATCGACAACACCAACGGGTAGGCCCCTGAAATGGGTCGAGGGTGAAAGGCCCTCGTAATCTAAGAGGAGCACCTCGTACCGAACGCCGATCACGGCAACAGAGGTCACGCGACCCGGATAACGCTTGGATCGCATCGAAGGAAGAGTCCGAAACGCTCGCAAGATGAGCGTCACTGGGTGAGACCCCCAGTCTGATGAGGCTTCGATGAAGGCATCGACAGAGACTGCACGGCAGTTGGGGCGATGCTGGAGAGCGCTTCATATGAGACCAGGAGAGCCACGAGCCTGAAGCAAGTGACAGTGGCTTAGGTCTGTGACCAGATTGCGCTGCATAGACCGAAGATAAACTCAGAACCCTTCGCCGCGTGGGGTGCGGCGAAACATCAAGTCAAAGTCCCCCACCGCAGCGCCATACGGATGACACCAGTCAGGAAGAACCGTCACTCGCGCTGCACCCTCTCACAAGATCGGCCTGGTGGCCACGCTATCCAAACCCTAGTGAAGCGTGAGAGTAGAACCTACCGGTCTTGCTCCTGAGACGCTGATGGCAATCCGGTCGAGCCATTTGTACTCCACACGGCGGTGGAGACCGGCACAGGAACCGAGAGGGCAACAGACTTTGCGCTGATGGCAGCCCAATGGGCGTACACCGCCAGCCATTTGCACCGGGAAGGGCGTCCCGGACCAGCGCACCACCTGACCCGCCTTCTGGCGGGTCTTGTTGGTATCTGGATGCAGAAACGCTACGGCGTCGCGGCACAGCCGCCTGATGACGCATCCAGCGCATCAGCACTGACGAGTCCACAGGAGATGCCATGAACAAGCAGCAGATCATCAACTTCGCCAAGACCACCGGCAAGAGCGCTGTGCAGAGTGCTGCCGCCGCTGTCGCAGTGGCAACCGCCCAGCAGTTGCTCAACGGCCGGACGGTCAACGGGAAGAAGATCGTGCTCTTCACGGCCAACCGTTGAGGACGAAACGCCCCTCACGGGGCGTCGTCGGCTAACAGCCGGCCTGATGAGTCCTTCATCAGCACCAGTACCAAGGAGACCCCAATGCTCTACAACAAGATCCTCCCGCATGTCGGGCACAGGATCGAAGCCGTCACTTACGGTGCCGACGAAATCGGGCCGATCAATGCCGCGATCGAGTGCCACGACTGCCACGAGATAATCGTTGATGAAGACAGGGGCGATGACAGGTACTAGGACACAGAAACCCGGCATCAGGCCGGGTCACGGGCAAAGCCCGTCTGATGACGTGTCCAGCGCATCAGCACTGACGAGCCTACAGGAGAGATCATGTTCGAGACTATCGGGATCATGGCCCTCAACTACGGCAAGCAGGTGGCGACGCACCCGGCTACGCGAGCCGCTGTCTGCGCCGCGCACACCGCCCTGGTCGGTGCGGTCACGTACCAGAACGCTACGGAAGCCTACCGCAGCGGGAAGGAGACCGGACACGCGATGAAGGGTCTGGTGTCGCACGCGCGATCCAGCCTCAGCAAGAGTCAGGACACCACTTTCATTGCCGGTAGTGACGGCGTGAGCCAGGTCGCATGACACCAAGGGCGAAACGCCCCGCAACCAGCGGGGCGTCTGACCGCTGGAAGGCGGCACTGACGAGCCCCAAAGCACAGGAGAAGGCATGAGGATCATCTGCCCAAACTGCGGGCCAGTCTACGGAAGAGTCAACTTGTTCATCCATTTTGATGTGACCATTAGCAACGAAGGAGTCGAGAGAATACCAGAGGATGCGATATTTGAGTTCCCATCCATGATTCGCTTCGCGTGCGGTGAATGTCACAACCTTTCGATGGAAGAGGAAGACAGGTCCGTCGACGAGCCTGAGCAACTACGGAACAGAGTCTTTGACATGCTTCTAAGAGACTTTGAGGAAGTTCGTCACAACACACTTGTCGAAGGACAATAAGGAACCAGAAACGCCGCAGCCAGCGGCGTCGCCGGAACAGACCGGCCTGACGAGGTTCCGCCCGTCAGCACTCCGAGAAGGAGACACCATGTCTGACTATGTGTTCATCATCAATGGCGACCCGGAGCAACACGAGTTCCGATCCGAGGTCATTGCGACTCGCGTCGCGATCTCGATGGGCAAGTCCCAAGAGGACGTGACTCTGGTCGCCCGACAGCCATGACGCGGACACAGAAACGGGGCAGCCAGCCCCGTCATGGGCACAGCCCATCTGATGACGTGTCCGTCATCAGTACTGACGAGTCTTTGACAGGAGCATCAAATGCCCGACATCGACGACATCGATCAGCCAGACACTGCCCTAAGCGGAGTGAAGTTTGTCTACTGCATGTCCCACATGCGTGGGCACCCCGTAGGGGTCTGCACCGTACCGATCAGGAACAAGATCCCTCTCTGGGCTTCAACTATCGATGAAGCCGCTATAGAGATACGAGATCGCAACTTCCCTGATCTTTCTGGTGAGACACGACGTGGTGCCAACATCGACTGGAGCATAAGCGGAGGCATACAAGTTCGCCGCTAGGAGCCAGAAACGCCCCGCACGGGGCGTCGCGGGCAGAGCCCGCCTGACGACGGCTCCGTTGTCAGCACTGACGAGTCCCAAGGAGAAGATCATGGCGCATCTCGGTGAACCGATCTACCCAGATGTCGAATGGGTGTGGAACGAGGTTTGCGGGATGGGCTGGTGGCAGTCCAAGGACATCAGGGATGAGTACAGGTGGCTTGAAGAGCAGGTGGCTAATCAGCCATCAGATGGCATCAAGGGAAGGTACATCTCATTCCCGGTTGCTGACGGCAAGGCCGTCTACTACGTCGAGAAACTTCGGCCACTCACTCTTCGCCCTGTAATGTTCGGTGACTGCTACCAGATTCCAGACGCACACATCCGTGGCCTCACCCGCTCTGACATCGAGGAGATGGTGGAGCGCGAGAAGCGAATCCAAGAGATCTTTAGCCGTAAGGCTTGAGGACGAAACCGGGGCAGCCAGCCCCGGTCGTCGCCTAGATAGGCGGCCTGACGAGTCCTGAAGGAGCAAGCATGAACAACCTCGACTGGCACCTGCGCTACAACTTCTACCCGCCGCTTGGTTGGCTTCGGCCGTTCGCTGAGCGAGCCATCGAGATGGCGGCACAAGGCGTCACTCATCACCCGGTTCGCCTAGAGAGCGGACATGGCCTGGCCGACAACGCAGGTCGGGAGATCACCGCGCAGGAACTGATCGACGAACTCAGACTGCTTGACCATGTAGACTTGACAGACTAAGTAGAGTGTGGTATACTTACCACCACTTCGGACGCAGAAACGCCTGCCCAGTCACAGGCAGGCGTCGCCGGAACCGACCGGCCTGATGAGCGTCCCTCATCAGCACTGACGAGTCCAGGAGGTAGCACGATGACCGCGATCTCCACCATGACCAACACGGTCAAGACCTTCAACAACAGCACCACCGGTCAGGTGACGCTGGCGACCGGGAAGGCGCTTGGCTGGACCCTCCTCGCCATCAAGGCGAACAGCGAGGCCAGCGCGAACTTCCTGACGGCCGCGACCAAGATCGACGCTGCGCTGAAGGCCAAGACCGATCAGGTCAGGGAGAAGTGGCACACCCGCACCACTGAGACCGCTGCCTAGCCCCGCATCGAGTCAGGAGCCACGATGGCCAAGACTTGTCCCCAGTGTGGGGAAGCCAATGCGGTGACCACGGCCAAAGAAGAGGCCGCTGGACACGGACGAAACTTGAAGCCAGTCCTCAAGCGAGGGATCAAGATCCTCAAGCGAGGGATCGAGGTTGGCGTTGTCAACGCAGCCGCCGCCTCAGCCTCCGAGGTCTTGAACTACTACCTCGAAACCAGAGGGCTCAACTCCAAGAGAGTCTCAGTGTCCATCACGCCGAACACTGACCGTGGCGCACCACCTGGCAACCCCATGCACGGACGGATCTGACCCGTGGCCCCGCACTTCGGTGCGGGGCTTCGGCATGTCTGGACCCACTTGTGCAAGTAGACTAAGGTGTGGTATACTTGTCGTTGTGGGAAAACTCGTGTCATCAAGCCCCGTTGTCGAACCATGACAGCGGGGCTTTCGTATGACTGGAGACAGGATGGTAGAGAGCGCTGAGGATCAGGCTCACATCAACCGAATCAAAGGCGCTGCCAAGAGCGCCTACAACGAAGCGCTGCGCGTCATTGACGGTTCGCCACAGCACGTCGGGAGACTTGGTCGTGGCTACATCATCACTGGATCCGTGAGCCAGTTCATTCGCAAGGGAACTGAGCGCGTCACTGGAGCCAAGCCAGACAAGTCCACCATAGAGTACGCGCGCAAGTTCTTGCGCTTATCGAAGAACATGGTGGCGATTCAGAGGGTGGACCTCTACACCTTCAAGATCTTCGTCAGTGATGACTGGCGAGACCCAGCAATCATGCCCCTGGTCTATCAACGCTCTAATCAATCAGAGGATTGGTACGAGCGCTCGCTTAGTCCCGAGGAAGCAGGCGAGTATCAACCGATCGAAGAGGTGTCGATCAAGAAGTTGCCATTTCTTTGCCAGTATTGCTCTTACGGAGCAGAGACACGCGAGATGCTGGAGGCTCACATGACAGAGCATGGAGGAGAGAAGCAGTACACCTGCAAGCACTGTGGAGAGCAGTTCGACAGTATGCAGCGGCTTGGCGGTCACATGACTGGCTACCACAGCAAGAAGAAGGGAGAGCAAACATACATGCCTAAGAAGAACAAGCCGCCTCGACACACGATCAAGCCAGACATCCCTGAGTTGGAGTGGAAGGCCACAGCGCAGTGGGACGAGAACAGAGAGCGCTACGTGTGTCCGAACTGTGATCGTGACTTCCGTACATGGAATGCGCTGGCTCGTCACAAGGAGTGGCACGTCAACGCCTGGGCCAGGGAGATCGTCAGCAAGCCCACTACAGAGGTGAGCACGCTCTCTGACGATCAACTCCTTGAGGAGTTGAAGGGTCGGATGGGGAACAAGGATCAAGAGAAGGAGTTGGCGACGCTCAAGGAGCGGCACGAGTTCATTCGGTCCATCGTCAAAGACGTGAACGAAGGCAAGATCGCGCCGCTGAAGGCGCTATCCGATATCGAGACGGCTCTGGACCTGTGAGGTGGCCATGGCACACGTACTCATCGTTGCGATCATCACGTTCGCGCTGTTGTTTGGCGGCATGATGGTCCTGGGCGTGCTTGTGGCGTACCCATGGATCCTCATCCCCATCATCGGCATCTACCTTTGGAAGAAGGGAGAGGTGAGGTCATGGCTTTCTACTCGGACGACGTAGAGCGCCTTCGTGAGATTGCGCGCAAACACCGCTCTCTGGGGCTCACTATGACGCCCGCATTTCGGGCCAAGGAAGATGCAGACTTCCTTGAGGAGATCGCAGACAAGATCCTCAAGGACATCGCCGAGCCCAGTCAGTTTCCTTGGCCTAGCACACCACCGGAGGATCCATGAGTGACATCGAACAGATCTTGGATGACCAGATCAATCAAATCGAGTCCCAGGTCTCGCAACCCCCAGAAGAGGACCACGCCTGGGAAGAGGGTGGTCTGCCTGTCATTGATGAACTCGATCAAGAGACCGTTACAGAGATGTGGCAGACCACGGCTG